TGCTCGGCCAGGTCGGCTTCCCATTGGGGCAGGCGGGATTTCTCGGCTGGCGCGCCGTCGGCCTTTTCCTTGAAGTGGTATTGCGGCCCGCTGCCGAGGTCGGGGCCCTTGGGCATTTGGACCGCCGGCGGCGTTTCGAAAAGCGCTTTCTTCAGCTTTTCATACGTAGCCTCGTTCTCTGCGGCTTGCTCGTTGCGAGCCCGTGTGATCGCGCGAGCGCCTGCGATGTCAAGAGTCGCCAATGCCTTGATTTGTGCGATAGCGGCGGCAATACCATCGCCCATGTCCTTCAGCGCAAGCCAAGTGCTGGCGGCACCGAAGCCTACGACCCTGATCATGTTTGCAAAGGTCTCCGCGGCCTTCGGACCTTCGCCGCTCATGAACGATCCGAGCCGGGTGAACACCGGCAGCAGCGCGGTGCCGAACTGCACTTCCAGGCTCTTGCCGACGAGCTGCAGGTCGCGCATCTGCTGCGAATACTGCTTGCTCATCGCCACGCCCTCGGGGCCGACGATCAGGCCGAGCTGGCGGGCGCGGGTCTCGGCCTGCTGCATCTGCTCGGCCGTCAGGCGCAGGATGCCGCGCACCTCCTGCCAGCCCTTGCCGTAGACCTGCTGGCCGGCGATGTTCTGCTCGATGGGGTTCCTGATTTCCAGCAGCTTGCGGTTGACCTCGCCCATCACCTCGATCACCGGCCGGTATGCGCCCGTGGTGGTGTCGCGCACCTTGACGCCCAGCACCTCGAAGGCCTGGCCGTTGCTGAAGATCTGCTTGGACAGCTTCTGCGACGCGCTGGTGTAGGTGTCGCTGTCGATGCCAAGGCGGGCGAGCGCGACGTTGAGCACCGAAGCCTGCTGGGTGGTGACGCCAAGCTGCAAGGCCATGCGGCCGGCGGTCGCGTTCCACTCGTTGCCGTCGCTGATCAGTTTCTTAAACGCGCTGCCGCCAGCGATCACTCCTATCAGAGTGTTCATTCGCTTGTTCACATCTTCGATCGCGCTGGCAACGCTTTTATAGCTTTTCTCGATACTCTTGGCTGAGTCGCTGGCGGCACTGGCCACGCGCTGCAGCGCGGCCTCAGCGCCGCTGGGATCGCCGCTGATCTTGACGCTGGTGTCCTGGTCGGCCATGGCCTGTACCTCGTTGGTCGTCGGTGGGGGGTCAGTGGGTCAATGCACCAGGCCGCCCGCGGCGGCGAAGTGCTGGGCGAAGGCGTCGATCGCCTCGTCTTCTTCCGCGGCCGTGAGCGGCCCGCGGGGATGCAGCGGCGCAGGCTCTTCGCCCTCGATTCCGAGGTAGGCCTGCACCATCACCTGCAGCGGGGGCGAGCGCCGCCACAGCCGGCGGAACGCGGCGTAGCGGTGCAGGTCCATGTGGCGCGCTGTGTGGTCCCATGTCCAGCCGGTGCGAGAAATCACCTCGGCGATCACGAGATCCCAGTCGACGCGCCAGACGGGCTCGCCCCCGTCGGCTCCCCCGACGGGTCAGCCGGCACCGACAACTGCATGAGCAGCTGCACGACGCGCGGGGCGCTGCGCCAGTCGAGAGACTGCTCGACCTCGTCGCGCGGCAGCGCGGGGTAGTTGCGGCGCAGCGCGGAGTGCACGATGTCAACGAAGGCATCCTGCGCGGCGATGGCGTCGCGTGCGCCACCGGGCGCGCTGAGTGACTGCAGCGCTGGCGCCGCGGTCTTCAGCGCCGCGAAGCTGAGCGGCGGCATGGTCAGCTCGCGCTCGCCGATGCGCACGAGGATGCCCTCGAACAGCGGCGCATCGGCGGCGGTGTCGGTGTCGCTCATGTCGCGCCTCAGCTGAACTGCGTCATCGACAGCGAGCCGACCACGCCGTTGGTGTCGGCCTGGGCGGCGAAGGCCATGTCGGGCATGGCGAAGTCCTCCATCTTGAAGCCGAAGCCCAGGGACTCGGCCACCAGCGCGTTGAGGATCAGCGTGAGGGTCTTGCTCTGGAACTTCTGGCAGAAGATGGCGCGGAAGGTGGGCGCCTCACCCGCCGGCTGGTTGTTGATGGTGAGCGTGCCGGCACCGGTGGCGGTGGTCTTGTATAGGTAGCTCATTTTCAGCGTCGAGCCGTTCAGACTCGCGTCGACGGTGTAGACCCCCGTCGTCTCGTTGACGCTGTACTGGTCGGCGCCGGCCACGGTGACCACGCGCTTGAGCGGCGTTCCGTCGGCCAGGCTGATGCCCAGATCCTCGACGAAGTTGGCGCCGTTGGTGGCGGTGACCGTGGCGCTGGCCACGACGTGCGCCTCGGCCAGCCCCAGCAGGTTCGCCTGGGTGGCGATGCTGCTGGCGGGCTGGGCGAAGAACACGGTGTTGAGCAGCGCACCGTTGAACCGGCCGGTCTTGGCCTTGCCGCTGATCTTGCTGTTGCCGCGGCCGATGGCCTCGGCAAACTGGTTCTCACCGAACAGCTCCTTGTTGGTCGACTTGAAATCGAAGGAGACTTCCTGCAGCGTGGCGACCTGGATGGTGCCGTTGGTGCTGGGGTCCTTGGCGAAGAGGCTCCCGCTGTGGAAGCTGATTTGTCCGCGTCCGGCCATGGTGGTGGCTCCTGATGGGTGGGGTTGGGTGTCGGGGGGTGTCGGTGGTCGGGGGGATCAGGCCGGCAGCAGTTCGAGGGTGCGTTCGTCGATGAGCACGGTGGCCTCGTAGTCGAGTTCCCAGTTGCCGGCGGTGGCGTCGGCCTCGGCGAGCTGCGGCCGCGAGCTGACCAGCCGCAGCCGGCAGGCCAGGCCACCGAGGGACGGATCGGCCATCAGCGCGGCATGGGCCTGGGCGATCACGGGGTCGGCAAGCTGCGTGTGCGGGTCGCCGCGGGTGTGCACGCGCAGCGTGAGGGGCACGGTGCCGCGCAGCACGCCGGCGGAAAGGCCATCGGCCTCGGCCCCGTAGGGCTCGAAGCGCGCCTCGCCGGGCAGCAGGTTGACGAGCGGGCACTCGTCGCGCGTGGTGGCGGCCACGCGCTCGGCGTACACGCGGCCGGCCAGCGCGGGCTCGGCCTGCAGCGCGGCGCCGGCGGCAGCCAGCAGGGCCTGGAAGACGGTGCTCATGGGATGACCTCGGTCAACTCGGCTTTGCTGAAGTAGCCGTCGCTCTGCGCGTTGGGGCTGTTGCGCACGACGAAGTCGCGCGTGGCGCCCAGCCAGGTGATGCTCAGTGCATCGCCGGCGCGCAGCGGGGGGATGGCCGCGGTCTCGTACTCGATTTCCCACGAGGTGCTTTGCTGCTGGTCGCCCAGCAGCAGCACGTCGGGCCGCTGCAGCCCGCAGTCGAAGGGCAGTGCATCGGCGGCGGGGCGGTATACGCCCTGCGCCAGCATGCCCTCGTCGCGCGCCGCGGCGAAGAAGACCGTGGGATCCCAGGCCATCGCCCCCCCTGTGCCCGTGCCGTGGCGTCAGAACGTGCCGTTGAGCCGCACGCGCGCGGTGGTGGCGCCGTTGGCCTTGGCGGCGACGATGACGCCGATCTTGGTGTTGTTCGTCGCCGTGGTGGTGACGCGCTTGTTGGTGTCGTCCCAGTAGGCCAGCGCCGGGCTGTTGGCGGCCACGGTGTCGGTGGACAGGGCCGTCAGGTCGAACACGCCGTCTTCGACGACGAGTTCGGCCTGGTCGCCGCTGGCGTAGGTGCCGGCGGACACACCGAACAGCACGCCGGCCAGGCAGCCGGCGCCGGGGGTGAGCGCGTAGGGCGCGACGACGGTGATGGTGTCGCCGGGTTGGACGTAGTTGCGCATGGTGTCGCTTGCTCCGTGGGTTGGGGTTGCGCTGGCCGATCAGGCGCCGGTGTTCTTGAAGATGCCGCGCCAGTCGGTGGCCTTGGCGGCGAAATCGAGCCGCGCCTTGACTTCGATGCCATCGACCTCGAAGCCCATGCGCTGCTCGGTGTACAGACCATCCTCGCCCTCGAGGTAGGCGTATTCGACGGTGTCGATCTGCGCGGGGTCGGCGGCCAGGAACCACTCGTTGGGGTTGCTCGCGTCCAGCCGGGGCTCGACGACGATCTCGTAGCTGGCCATGAAGACGTTGGCGTTCGCAGACTGGTTGGCGACGATCACCATCAGCTGCTTCTGCGCCTCGGTCTCCTTGGTGGCGCCGACGATCAGGAAGCGCCCGATCAGGTTCAGCGGCTGGCCGTTGCCGCTGGGGTCGGTCTGCAGGCGCAGGGCCTTGCGCGCCTCGCTCAGGCCGGCCTCGCCGATGACGGTGCCGGTGGCGCTCAGGTTGCCGTGGTTGGCGTGGAACAGCGCGGTGCCGTCGGCCATGGCGGCGTTGGCCTTGAGCACGGCATAGACGGTGTCGGACTCGAAGTCGGCCGCGGCACGGCCGAACATGGCGGGCAGGCGCGACAGGAAGTCGAGGTCGTCGTTGATGATGGCCTGGCGGCTGACGGCGATGGTCTTGCCGTAGGTTGCGAGCTGGATGGTCTCGCCGGCATCGACGATCTTGCCGGCCTTGAACTCGCCGAACTCGTTGACCTTCTGCAGCGACAGGTTGCCGGCCACGGCCACGCGGGTGGCGGGCCGGAAGTCGGTCAGCGTGCCCTGGCGGGCCCAGCGCTGGAAGGTGCGGCCGGCGCTCTCGTAGGCGTTGCGCAGCGTGCGGCCGACGGTGTTGGCCAGCGCGATGCTGAAGTCGGGCACGCCGAGCATGGCGCGCACGCCCATGTCGTCGCTGTTGCCCATGGCCATGCTGACGATCTGGTTGCGGGTCATGCCTTCGGTGCGAACGCCCTGCTCGTCCAGGCTGCGGCGGGCCAGCTCGGCCAGCGTGTGGCCGCGGTAGCGGCGCGCGCCGTCTGCCAGCTTGACCGTGCCGGGGTTGGCGCGGTGCTGCATGGCGTTGGCGAGGTGGTCGCGGCGCTGCTCCTGCTCGTCGCTGATGGTCTGGATGGCCGCGGCGCCGCGCTGCGGGCCAGCGGCGGTGCTGTGCGAGGCCAGCAGATCGAAGATGGCGGCGCGGGCCTGGTCGAGGCTGACGCCGCGCTGCACGAGGCCGGTCTCGAACGCTTCGTCCAGGCCGGTGATGCCCTGGGTGCTGCGGCGGGCCAGCGCGATGGCGCTGCGGATGCCGGTGATGCGGGACTGCTCGTCGGCGCGGATGTCGGCCTCGGTGCGCTGCTGCGCGGCCGGGGTGGCGATGGCGGCGGTGGTGGTCGTGTTGGCGCCGGTCTGCGTGGTGGCGCCGCGGGTGAGAACGTCTTGCTCGTCCATGGAATGCTCCGTGGTGGGGGTGGAATCAACGGCGCTCACCGTTGAGGTTGGGGGAACGGTGCGCGCCGCCGCAGTGGCGGCGCGGGTGGTGGTGTTGCTGAAGCTGCACGCGAAGCTGCGGCCGCCGACGGCTGCCGCGGCGCGTTCGGCGAACCGCGCCAGCGCGGCAGCGTCGAGCGGGCCAGTGGCCTGGCCGCCGACACCAACGCCGAGCGCGCGCACGCCGGCGCCGGCATCGGCGCCGATGGGCACGAGCGAGATTTCGGCCGGTGTCCAGTCGATGGCGCGCCAGACGGCCAGGCCGCCGGCCGGCGGGGCGTCGGTCTTCTGGTAGCGGTTGACGATGTAGCCGACGGAGACGTTGCGGATGATGCCGTTGGCCACGTCGCGCCAGTAGCCGTTGACCTCTTCGTCGCGGTCGGAGAAGCGGCAGTCGGCCAGGCCCTGGCCGCTATCGAGCCAGCCGCGCTCGACGACGCCGAGCACGCTGGACAGGTCCCACTGCTGGTGGCTGTTGAGCACGGGCATGCCGGCGTCGAAGCGGCTCATGTCCACGGCGGCGGGCTCGACGACGAGTTCTTCGAGGTAATACTGCCCGGTCATCCAGTCGAAGCGGCGCACCTGGGCGCCGGCGGTCCAGACGACCTGGAACTTGCGCGTCTTCTCGTCGACGCTGGCCACGGGCATCAGGCGGGTCTGCAGCGGCAGCGTGCGCACGATGGGGTTTGCGCTGTGGGTTTCGTTCATGCCTTGGCTCCGTGGCTTTCGTTGGTGGCGGCCAGCACGTCGAGCGGGCCGAGCTTCAGGTCGGTGACGGCGGCATCGGTGTCGAGCACGATGTGCAGGTCTTTCATGCGCGCGCGCTCGGCCGCGATCTCGGCCATCACCTGTTCGGGGTCGAGGCCGCGCTCGCGCAGCTTCTCGCTCCAGCTGCTCAGGCCGCCGCGCACGTCTTCCTTGTCGGCCAGCGTGTCTTTCAGCGGATCGACGGTCTGCTTGCGCGGCGTGGTGATGCGGTCGGGCTTGTTGCCGATGCGAACGCCGGCGAGCTGCGC